ACATAGTTATATTCCATTTTAGTATTCCTCTCTTTCAATAAGCCACGCATCAAGGTGGTGTTGTTCAACAATAGCCCAAGCAGGGGCAGTAGTCAAACCCTTATAGGTTATTCCTTCAGGCATAGGTATTTCTAAGTCCCATAGCCCTAAGTCATTTACGGCGTCAATTGCTTCAATACAAGGCTGAACCATAGTTTTAGGAATTGGCGGGTAGTGATTAGCAGATAAGTGAATTGCTATCTGTGTTTCAATATCTAATTGGATACCCAATTCAGCAAGAGTTCCGTCTGCCATTTCTGTTGCGAAATTACTTCCCATTTTAGTTAGCCTCTCTATTTCCAAAGATAGCCAATTCAGGTTCGCTTAGCAAACCATTGTCCCAAATAACATCTCCGTCATCATCTAAGATTAGTTCATAGGGATTACACTCGCAAGTTTCAAAATCATAGTCATCACCATTTCCCCAATAGAGATTACCTTTACCCTCGCAAGCATTACAATTACGAATTGCGTTTAACGCATAATCTAGTTTATCCATTTTTCTTTCCTTCTTTCTGTTTATACTGAAATCCTATCATAAGGGTCTGACATTTTCAAATCTCCTTACCAAAAACTCTTTCCATAATTTCTAAGTTTTGCTCTGTTAGAAAACTCTGTGCGCTTCCCCAAAGACCATAAATATACTTATCTCCGTATTTATCTTTTGCTAATTGCTCAATTTTAGCAATTCTTTCCATTTTTTCAATAACTGTCATTTTAAGTTATCCTTTCTTTCATTTTATTACTCTGTAATCCTATCATTTTCTACTGACAATTTACAATTAGACACGCCCAAAAAATGTGGGGAATCTCACAAAATCCCGTAATTGTGTCTTAATTCACATTGTGGATAACCTGTGGAAAACCCCTCGGGATTTTTGCAACCCTAATTATTTAAATTAAAGTTGCAATTTTTAAATCAAACTTTTATTTGATTCCATTTCATCTCAGCATTTTCTTTTCGCAATTTTCTATTTTCATTTTCTAATTTTCTTAGTGTAATTAGTCCGTGAAATGTTATTCCAATTAAGCCAACGAGAGCAATTATTATTGCGATTATGTCAGTTGTTAAAAGTGTCATACTGGAATTAGTCCTATCTCATCAACACCGCAAGCCTTTTCAAATCTTGCGAAATCAAATCTATCATTATCAGACTTGAAGAATTGTGAAAACTCCTCTACCAAATCCTCAAAAACTTGTGGGTGAATTTCCTCGCTGAAACCTTTTAGAATTTCAGCGGTCTTGACATAGTCTTTTCGTGTCATCATTTATTCAGCCACCTTTAGTAGAGCCCAAGAATTGCCTTCATTGATTTCATCAAGAGCAGGTTTGATAGCAGGCGCAAGAATTTCTTTTAGCATACTTTCAAGAAAAGCAATTTGTGTTATCTCATCAAGAGTAAGAAACTGCTTAGCAGTTGGGTGATTTTCGTCTAATTCCGTGACGAATTGTAGCGAGTGTGTTATAGATTTCATAGTTAGTTTTTACCTTTCTTGGTATTTGTTGTTGATACTATTTTAGCGATTTTCTCTAAGTTTGTCAATTGTTGCGCTTTGCGCTGGCTCTCAATAAGAGCCTTGAATTCATCTAGTTTCATTAGTCTGCCACCTTTACTGCGATAGTAGCCCAACGATGACCATTGAATTTAATTGCGTAGGCTTCATAGCCCTTAGATAAATAAATATCCTCACGCTTCTCAGCGAAAGTAATTTCGCCGTATTGGTATTTTCTCGCAAGAGAGCGAGGGTAGTAAGTTTGACCCACCAATAGGTCTGGAATTGAATAAGTTTTCATTTAGTTTTACCTTTCTTTATAAATTTATTATTTCATTTTTTAGCGTTAAAGTCAAATTAGACCCACGCTTGTGGCGTGTGATTTACCTCACACACCCAAGATGTCTACTCCGTAGTAGTCTACGGCGTCAACGACATTCATCACGCCTTTATACTCTTGGCAAGAGTGGCAGAATTGATCCCAACGGTCAAGGGTATTTGAGCAAAATACGCAAATCTTATCTTGAATGTTAAAACCATTTTCTAATACAATTTCAATTGTAGTCATTTAGTTTTCCTTTCTTATCGTGTGCTAACTTATTTGCTAGGCTCATTCTATTTCTAGACTTATTTGCTAGGCTCATTTAGCACTATTTAATTTTGATACTGGAAGTCTATCAGGGGGGTCTGACATTTTGCGAGAACAAAACGGTATAAAATAGACATTCTTAAAAAGAATTTTTGTGATAAGCATCACACCCCCCGAGCCTGTGGATAACTATGTGAATAACCAGGTGTGATGAACACCACAGAAATTGTTTGCGACACGCCGTGTTTGGATTTGATTTTTGGGGTTATCTCTGCTATAATTCCATTATACAAAAAAATAAAGAAGCAAGGTATGAGCCTTAGCAAATAAATGTGACCAGTATCACAGTGAGCCTAAGCGAATAAGACCCCAAAATGTCAGTGGCAAGAGATAGACTTACAGTATTAAACAGAAAGAAAGAAGGTAGCAAAATGCTAAACCTAAGTTATACAGTAGAGAAAGACGGCTCTCTAGTCTCCGTCTCAGATAGACTTATGATAAATGAGTCTATGATAAATGACCTAATGGATACCCTAGTATCCAATGGATTTGATGTGGTGGAGATGTCAGTATCTCCTGCTACACTTTAAGAATTAAGAAAGGATAACTAAGAAAATGAAAATAGAAATAGCAATTTGGAATAGTAAGAAAACTAAGGTATTAGGTGTAGAAACTTTTACATCTACAAAAGAATTACTAGAGTTTATGAAAGAATTACAGGTAGTAGAAAAAGACGCTACCTACAATGTATTATCAGTAAGAAAGGATAAGTAAAAATGATAAACGCAATAGATAGAATAAATTGTGATGAGTGCTACGGACACGGCGTTATTTTCTACGGAGATGATAACGATTACGGCGTTGAGCCTTGCGAGTGTGTAGCATAGTGGCTACCTACTCAGATGAACAATTACGCAGGATAGCCCACCTAGCCAATGGTGGGACACTTGCTAACTATGACAGAACACATTACGAAAACGAAAGGGTATCAGATGAAACTAACAATAACTAGCATGAACGGCAAAGAAATGAAAATGGATTTGCCTACTAAAGAAAATGTTTATTATTTTATAGACTTGTATAAAAAATCTCTAAGAAAAAATCAAAGAGTAAAAATTACTTGTGATTTGTTAGGATTAGATGGATACATACAGGGCACAGCGCCAATGCGCTGATGTCCCCCCTTGTGGGATCTCATAAGGTGGTCGCACTAATTATTTTATTATTTTTTTTCAAAATGCTGCATCATACATCTCAGCAAAATATTCAGATTTTCATAAAATGAAAAAATATTCAGATTTTCCAGGGTATAATAAAATCATGACCTGTATCCATATCTTCCAATATGTTCATCATGAAACATGCCCTGATTGTGGGCGGTATACCCATGAACCTGATCTAGATCTATCCCATAAACTATTTGTAGAATATTATGCATCTGGTAAAAACAAAGAGTATATATGCCCAATAGATGGGGGTACTATAAGAGGCTGGTGGAGTATCTGATACAATAAATATATGATAAAAATACTATTGATTATATTTCTCACCTGGACCATTACAATGTTGTTTTATACAAACAGGTATAAAAATATTATGAACTTTTCCAATGTTCAAGAATCCAGATGTTTTCATTGTGGAAGGTCCATATTTGTTTCTGAATCAAATCGTCGTATAACTAACTATTGTGTTGAGTGCATGTAATTAAAGCGGTATATAAAAAATCTACCATTTCCCAATAGGACATTTAGCATGTTCCAATTGAGTTTTCAATTTCATAAAACATCCACATTTTTTACAGGTATTGGATTTTGGACGGTACATAGGACAAGCCCTACAAATTTCCAAACGGTATTCAGCCAATTCTTCTGAACTTCTAGGTTTATTAGGATTTAATAAATCCCATGGCCTTACTTCATCCTGGTTATTTTCCATATATGCCATTATACCTTAGACACCTACATAACCAGACATAATGAATGTTTCATTCATAGATTGTCTAGGGTGTGGTTTGAATATCTATTTTCGGCTTTGTTGTATACCGCCCGAATTTAATCTCAAATAATGATATAATTTCTCTCATGACTGCACAAGATTGGGCTGGATTTATATTAACGGTTATATCCATTCTTGGCGCCGTCGGACTTGTCGGAAGGTGGATTGTGAAAAAATACGTTGAGGATATTTTGTCCGAATTAAAGCCAAATAGTGGAACATCAATGAAAGATCAAGTAACACGGCTTGAGGATAAAATGGACAAGGTTTTTGATATGATGATTGAACACCTTGCAGATCATTCTAAGAAGTAATATCCTTATTTAAATAATTTTTTGCCTTATCTACCCAGTCAAACCCTACAGACTCTAGTCTACCTAAAAGTGTGTTGCATCCAGCACATAAAATACCTCTAGGTTTATTGGTTTTATGGTCATGATCACAATGCCAGTCTCTTTTATTATTTTTTGATGGCGTTAATGCACCACATATCGCACAGGACATGTTTTGAGATTTGAGCATTTGATTAAATATATCCTCTGTAAAGCCAATTCTTTCTCTTTGAATTTTCCTAACAGATAGTTTTATTTTTTCTTTACCTTTTTCGGTTTTATTATATTGTCTTAAATATTCTTTTTGACATGGGTGACAATATCCTAATTTTTTATGACGTGGATTTATTTTACATTTTGGACAAAGTTTCATCTATATATTATACTATAGTACTTAATATAATATATTAAAAGATATCTTAATAGTTAGTATATTCTTTTCTTTTATATATTTCAATTATACACTCTGGTTTTACAGTTTTCAACTTTATACCGTTTTTTCTTTATAACAATTTGATAACAGTTTAGAAATACTGTCTGGTTTAAAAGTTTTTATACCTTTTGTCCGTTTTCATAATAAAGAAATGTTATAATCAATGTGCTGGCCCGCTAGGTTGCTCTCTACCCACCCCCACTGCTCCTAGCGGGTTTCAGCCTTATTTTATGATATAATCAAACATTATGGCTAACTCTTGCTGCTCAAATGATATAGAAAAATATGGCGCTAATCCTGCTAACATTCAGTGGCGAGTGGTTCGTGGCGATACCGCAACTTTGACAGTTGACTTTCTAGAACTTGATGAGACTACCCCCTTTGACACCTCTGACTGGACCTATAAGGCCACAGTTTATGATCCCCTAGGTGATGTGCTAGATAACCTTGATGTGACCGCTACAACGGGATCTGTAGTGATTACCGCCGAATGTGATATTACCCAAAGATGGGGAACGGGGTATAAAAATATTGTTGCAGAATTATCTTTTGATCTATCTGTGCAAATTGGAAACAATTTAGCAAATCCGACAATTTGGACACCAGTTATTGGTACAATTAGTGTACTAGGTGATGTAACTCCAGGAGGAAGTTTATGACAGTTTCGCTACCGCCCGTAATTAAGGTTGATGACAGTAACGATCTACTTCCGCCGCTTATTAAAGTTAACGATGAAGTATTTAAGGTAGAAGCATAAGTATCATTTCCAGATTATATTGTGATATAATCAAATTATGGAAAAGACACTAAGACAATGCACTAGATGTAAGTTTGAAGCAAAATCAATTATAGATTTAAAACTTTTTGTATCTGATAAAAAGAAGTCAAATTTTTATTTTACAAAGGCTACCTGTAAAGCCTGTAATGCTGAGGTAAATAGGCAAAAAAGAAACGGTACTTATCAATACCCTGATAAAAGCACTAAATGTAAAGACTGTGGATTAAAGCCTAAAGACGATATAGAACGTGAAAAAATGTTTGTTAAAGAAAAATCAATGAAAAGCGGATATGCAAATTTATGTCGTAAATGTGCCTCAGCAAGAACAATAAAACATCAAAAGGAAAAGCCTGAAATGTTTAAAAAAAGACTTAAAAGATACAATATATTAAAACATGGGCTAACTGAAGAAAAATATTCTATGATTTTACAAAATCAGAACAACTCATGTGCAATATGCAAACTAGACGTTTCTACTTTTAAAAGAGGTCTTTATATAGATCACGATCATTCTTGTTGCGATAAGACAAGTTCTTGTGGGAAGTGCGTTCGTGGTCTGCTTTGTGCTGGGTGCAATTTTCTCATAGGTCAATCTAGAGATAGTATTGATACCCTCAAATATGCTATAATCTATTTGAGCAAAGGAGAATACCATTAGTTTCCCAGGTACCTATAATTTTTCGTATTATAAGGCAGACACCAATGAATTTGTTATTCGCCCAAAGACTTCTAATGGTGGAGCATTTGATTTAACTGGTTATGATGCTGAATTTTTTATTGCATCAAGTCGTGGAGATAATCCAACATTTAGCGTTGAAGCACAGGCTGTAGTAAATTCCGTAAACGATACTGTTACTTGCACAATTTTGCCAGGTGTTGGAAATACTCTTGATGCTGGTACATATGTTTATGACGTACAAATTGAAAATGGACCATCCCTTGTATTCACTTTGCTTACTGGCACCATTACAGTAACTGAGCAGGTTACAGGCGCTGCATAATGGTAGATGTATTATTATCTAACGATGATGTCACCGTACTTGGACCCCCAAGTGTAATTGAACTCCAACTTGATATTGGAGCCCAGGGTACTCGTGGAAATAAATTCTTTGTAGGATCTGGTGATCCAAATGCTCAAACCTCTAGTGGAGAACTAGGTGGACAAACCTTAATTCTTAATGATCTTTATGTAAACGTTTCTCCAAGTGCTACCTATGGATATATTTTTCAATATGTAGCAGAACCTGGTGGAAATACCTGGGTAGAAGTATTGGATATAAATCCTACTATTTATTCAGAGAATCATATAACTACCTTTGAAGATGGAGATGCTCAGATAGTAATACCTGTAGAGGATATTGTTACTGTTTCTGGTACCCCGCTAACTGCAGAAAATTTTAATGTTAAATATAGCATTGCATATCAAAACCCTATTGCTTCCTCAATGCAAATCCCTGCTTTGGCGGGTAGCAATTTAATAATCAACTTACACGCTGTAGAATATGACACTTCTACTTGGTTACCCCTAGGGGATACTGGAACATATACTAGCGGAGTGGAAGTTACAACCCATTTACAAATTACTATAGTCCCATAACTATGGTATAATTTTGGATTAAGAGGTGAAATCTAAATGGCAGCAGAATCAATTGGAGCGTTAATTCCAACAGCAATCCCAGGCTATGCAGATGCAGCAGATATTCAGGCTGCTCTTCGTGTATATCACTATGGAGAATATGCTTATAATCCAGCAAACACATCACCTGGCTCACTTGTTACGCCTTCAATGGCAAAAACAATTTATGATATTCAGCAAGACATCGTTGATCTAGAAAATCGTCCATCATCTGGTGGAGATGTTGCCGTTAACGTACCAGTACCAGGAGACTTTACTCCTGCAGAAATTCCTAATGGATATATCTGGGTAGATCAAGATGGAACAATTGGTGGACAACCAATTTCTGCAACTTCAGTATTTACAAACTCTGTTCCAACATCAGATCTTTCAACTGGTGTAATTTGGGTAGATAAAGATCCAACTTCAATTACAGCAAATCCTTTTATTCCACAAGCAGTTATTTCTGCTAAGGGAGATATTTTAGTAGGAACTGCTAACGATACCGCTTCAGTTTTGAACACTGCATCAACTAATGGATACATCTTGGCTGTTAACTCAGCAACAACAAGTGGACTTGAGTGGATTGCAAATGACACTGGAGATATCACAGCCGTAACATCTGGTACAGGAATTACAGTTACAAATGGTACTGGTCCAATTCCATCTGTTGCAGTAGATACAGCGGTTGTTGCTACAACAAACAATACATTAACTTTAACAAATAAAACACTTGCACTTGGTTCAAACACAGTTAGTGGAACTCTTGCTGAGTTCAACACTGCTCTTACAGATGCGGACTTTGCATCTTTAGCGGGTAGCGAAACACTAACAAACAAAACAATTACAAGTGCATTAAATACAACACCTATTCTTCGTTCTCCAGAAGAGCGTTGGAATGTTGCTGCTGCCGCTGCAACTGGAACAATTAACTTTGATGCAAATACAAGCGGTATTTTATATTACACATCTAATGCTACTGGTAACTGGACATTAAATGTTCGTGGAGATGGATCTACATCGCTAAATACAATGCTTGCTACAAATGATTCTATTACAGTGGTATTCTTTGTAACAAACGGAGCAACTGCTTATTATCAAACAGGATTCCAAGTTGATGGTAATGCTGTAACTCCTAAATGGCAGAATGGTACTGCTCCATCAGCGGGTAATACAAGCAGCATTGATATTTATTCATACACAATCGTAAAGACAGGAAACGCTGCTTTTACAGCATTTGGTTCTCAGACGAAATTTGCATAAGGGGAATAATAGATGCCTATTATTGGTGGAAGAACAGCAAGTGTAAGAGGTCTTGGATTTCAAGGTGCTGGTAAGCCTAATGCACCAACTATTAATAGCGTAACAAGAGCGTCTGATACATCAGTGACTATTACTTATACCCTTGGCTCAAACAATGGCGCTCCAATTACAACTATTGGATTTACTTCATCACCATCAATTGCTTTAACATTTACAAATACTGACCTAGATGGATCGATAACCGTAACAGGAACATTTGTTGAAGATACAAATTATACTTTTACAATGACTGCTACAAATGCTGTTGGAACTTCTGATGCTTCTTCTGCTTCAGGGTCAGTAAAACCAAATCCTCCATATACGTTGCAACAAACATTTAATGCATCTGGAACATTTACAATGCCTGCTGGTAAAAATATTCTTGCAGCCTTTATTGTAGGTGGAGGTGCATCTGGTGGAGGAGGAGACTCTAACGGTGGTGGTGGCGGTGGTGCAGGCGGTGGTGTTGCATTTTCTGGATACTCTGTTAATCCTGGAGACACTATCTCTGTTACTGTTGGAAGTGGTGGAGCCTGGAGTGGAGCAAGCAATCAGGCCCCTGCTGGTGGAGTAAGCACTTTAGTAAGAAGCGGAACCACAATTGCTAACGCAAACGGCGGTAATGGTGGATTTTTTGGCCCAAATAGGGTTGGTGACGGAAATAAAAGTTTAGGAGGTAATGCTGGTTCTGGTGGTTCTAATGTAAGTGGAGCAACTACATACTCTGGTGGCAATGGTGGCCAAGGAAGGATTACACAAGGTGGAAGCGGAAACGCAGGCGGTTCTAGAACTATTATGACTACTGCCACTAATTTAAACCTTTCATCTTGGGGCGGCGGCGGCGGCGGTGGTGGTAGCGGTACTAGTATTGGAGGAAACAACGCTAATAGTGGATTCGGCGGTGGCTTATCTTTTGGTGGCAATGGTGGCGCTGGCGCAAACACTAACCAAAATCAAGGAGGACTTGGTAATGTTGGTGGACAACCTGGCGGCGGCGGTGGTGGCGGCGGTGGTGAAACAAGAGACTCTTCTCTAGGAGGAGGAACTGGTGGAAGTGGTGGCGCAGGACGAGTTGTAATTTACGTAAAGTGATTGGAAAAAAATGGAAAAAAACTATGCATTTATAAAAAACGATTTGATCGTAAATGTTGCTGTTTTTGATGATCCAACAGAGGATACAATAAACACATTTAAACAAATTCATAATGTTGATTTAATATTACAAGTAGATAATGCTTTTATAGGGGGTACATATGATGGCGCCAAGTTTTGGACACCTCAACCATATTCTTCTTGGATTAAAAATGAAGAATTAAATGAGTGGGAAGCACCTGTTTCATACCCTGCTTTTGACGAAGAAAATCCACGGTATTATGAATGGAACGAAGAAATCTTAAACTGGGAAGAAATCCAGGTATCAGAGTAATATCTGATATAATAAACCAGAGGAGATATAATGGCAACTATTAACACTACCGATCCAAAACCAGGGTATGTATATGACGCAGATGTAGATACTTGGTTTCCCCTTCTTGGTTTAGCAACACAGTCTTTAGAAGATTTAACAGATGTTGTTTTAACTACCCCTGCAACAAACCAAGTACTTATGTACAATGGTACAAACTGGGTTAATAGCGGTGAGACTGGCGATATTACGGCGGTAACATCAGGAACAGGCATTACTGTAACAAATGGTACAGGTCCAATTCCTTCAATTGCTATTGATACAACAGTGACGGTAGATTTAAATACCGCTCAAACCCTAACAAATAAAACTTTAACAACCCCAATTATTTCTTCTATTTCTAATTCTGGTACTGTTACAGTTCCAACTGGAACAGTTACTTTGGCTACTACCGCCCAGGTAGAGGATCTAAGAATCATGACACTAATGGGGGCATACTAAAAATGTCTTATAATACTACTGGAGGTAGTAACTAATGGCTACAACAAGTAAAACACTATTTAGAGGTGCTGCAGCAACAAGCAACACTACTCTTTATACAGTTCCAACAACATCTACTACAACAGTAGTTACAAATATTGCAATTACAAATACCGCTGCTTCTTCAGCAACTGCTACAGTAAATTTAGATGGCGTAGCAGCACTTTCGGCGGTATCAGTAGCAGCAAATACAACTGCTTTTATTGATTTAAAGCAGGTATTAGATGCAAACGCAACACCAAAAACAATTTCTGGATCAGCATCTGCTACAACAGTTAATTTTCATATTGCTGGCGTAGAAATAGTATAAGGAGATAAAAAATGGGTATTGAAGTCTTTCCACCTGCAGCAGCAGGATTTGATATGACTAAAATTGAACTTCGTCATACTATTAACTCTACAACAAACAATATTGGAATTCCCGCAGATGTTAAGTATGTTTATGCTGAAATGATTGGCGGCGGCGGCGGCGGCGGCCATGGTGGTGGAACTAATAACAATGCAAGGTCTTGCGGCGGCGGCGGCGGTGCTGGTGGAGTTTTTACAGGATGGGTCATAGCATCAAATTCTGCAGTAATAGGCGCTGGAGGAACAGCGCCAACTGGAAGCGGAAATAGTTTTTCAGATGGTGGCTATGGTGGAATTACATATTATTCAACCGAATCGGCTGGTGGTGGTGCACCAGGAATATCTTTCGCTATAACTGTTGGTCCAAATGGTGGCCAAGGATCTATTGGTGGCGCAGGAGGAGGAACTTCTGGAGTTACAGGCAATGGCAACGCTATTCCAGGTGGCGGTGCTGGTCTATCTGGTAGAGGAGGAAATGCTTTTGATAATACACGTGGAGAGTATGGAATAGTATTTTCTGCTATGGGCGCAGGCAGTACTAACAATCAGGGTTTTAATGGAGAAGGTGGTTCGCAATATTTATCTGGCGGCGGTGGCGGAGGCAGCGGCGCCAATGGTGGAATTGGCGGAAATGGTAATTATGCAGGTGGTGGTGGAGGTGGTAAGGGCGGAACTAGCGGTCACCAAATCGGTAATGGCGGAAGTGGTATATATAGCGGAGCAAATTTTGGAAGCACCTCAAACACTTCCTCAACTGGCGGCGGCGGCGGTGGATGGATTGCTGCTACAAATGATAAAAATGGTGGTGCTGGCGGCGGCGGTGCTGGCGGTGGATCATCAACCGTAATTGGCGGCGCTGGTGGCGCTGGGGCGATTAAGATTTATTACTAAAGGAGAAATATGCCAAACTTTGCAATATTAACACAAGATAAAAAAGTAATTAATGTTATTGTTGCTGACTCTAAAGAAATTGCTGAAGAAGCAACAAAACTAGAATGCATTCAATCTGACATTGCAAAAATTAATGATATTTGGGATGGAGAAAACTTTATAACTCCAGAACCAGAATTACCAACTGAATAATTTATTTTAACTATTAGCCCCTATATTTGCATAGGGGCTATTTTTATGATATACTAAAAACTTGGGGGTAATTATGGAAAAAGATCTAACATACATTCCTGATATAACTACTGCTGAATGCTTTAGTTGTAAGGAGAGTTTTAAATTATATACCGTTCAAAAAATGGGTATGAATTTTTGTAAAATGTGCGGTATAAATAATAAATTTGCTGAATTAATAACATTACCAAATATCTTAAGTAAGATTGCTAAGATTGCAGAGAAAGAAAATGAAAGAATAGATGACAGGCTTGTAGTAGATGTATCTAATTTATTTGTAGAATTACAGAAAGAAGATAATGCAAATAATTAAATTTACAGATACTATTGGGGTACCAGAAGAATATCGTCCAGTACCCGCTTCAAAAATAATTCCTGATTGGTATAAGAATTTAGAGTCTTATATTGGTGGAGAAAAAAGACCAGATGGAAATGCATCTACAACAGCAACAGCAAAACGTTGTATGCCTATATTTGATGCCATAACTGGCGGGTATATAATTTCAACCCATACAGACTTATTCGTATCTCAAAGACCAGATGAAAATGGAAAAATATATCCTCATTATGAATGGGCTAATTTTGGTGCTTTAGGATTTCACCCAAAACATCAACTACCAGATCATCCAGATGGAGCAGGGCATGAAATAAGTTATCCTAAATGGACTAATGCTTGGGCTATAACAACTCCTCCTGGATATTCATGTCTTTTTATATCTCCTCTTCATAGAGAAACTCCTATTATTGTTTTGCCTGGAGTAGTAGATACTGATACTTATAATGCTCCTGTTAACTTCCCCTTTGTTTTGCGGGATCCAAAAATGGATGGCCTAATTCCAGCGGGTACTCCAATAATGCAAGTTATTCCATTTAAAAGAGATGAGTTCCAAATGGAAATCGGTAGCAATGAAGAATTCCAACAACAGGCAAAGGTATCAAATAAACTAAGGTCTGTATTTTTTGATTCTTATAAAAGGCAGTTTAGACAGCCTAAAGAGTATCGTTAAATATGCTATAATTTCAGGTAGAGGAGATAGCAGAAATTCCTGCTATAATATAAACTATGCCAGCATCATTTGACAATAGCGGTAAACCCGCTTACATGTATGATTCGGTTGGAGATACATGGTATGCCTTTGGAGCAAAGATTGATACTGCTTCAGCATATGAATGGACTAATACACAAACATTTTTAAATACCGTCAATTTTGATGCCACTGTAAATATCCTAGATGGTTTTAATAATTTTCTTAATCCTGCTGCAAGAGATGCAGCAATAACATCACCTGTTCATGGAACAATTTGTTTTGTAAGACAAGATGCTGGTGGATCACCATTAAACCAAATTCAATATTACAGTGGATCTGCTTGGACTGCTAATGATGGAGATATTTCTGGAGTTACCGCTGGCACAGGTCTAAGCGGAGGTGGTACTGCTGGTACAATTACACTTTCCGTAGATACGGCGGTAGTTGCAACAACAAATAACACCTTAACAATGTCAAACAAGACATTAACAAGTCCTGTTGTTACTGGTTTAACATTAAATGACTCAAGTATTGTTTTTGAGGGATCTTCTGCTGATGATCATGAGACTACCCTTACCGTCACAAATCCGACGGCAGATAGAACAATCACCATTCCAAATATCACAGGTACCCTTATTACAACAGGAGATACAGGAACTGTAACAAATACTATGCTGGCAAATAGTTCTATTACCGTAAATGGATCAGCAGTATCTTTGGGCGGTAGCGTAACAATATCCACAGATCCAGTTCCTCAAGTATTTATGTTGATGGGTGCATAATATGGTACAATATTCAAATAAGGAGAAAATCTAATGGCAACAACTTATAAAGTATTAGGGCAGTCTGCCCCTGCTGCAACAACGCAAGCAGATTTATACACCGTGCCTGCGGGTACTCAAACAATCGTCTCAACGATAACTGTAGCCAATAGAGCAGCAACTGCTGGAACCTACCGCGTCTATGTACGCATTGCTGGTGCCGCTGCTGCTAACGCACAATATCTTGTCTATGACGCATCACTACCTGCTAATGCTACAGATACACTGACACTCGGTGTAACCCTTGGCGCAACAGATGTAGTAAGCGTCTATGCCTCAACTGCAAATTTTTCATTCAACGCATTCGGAAGCGAGATTTCATAGTATGACTACTGGAAGAATACCTTCTATTGAAGGTGGTATCCAACCTACCATCTTTGATGCTAAGGCGGATTTACTGACTGCTACTGCAGCAGATACGCCTGCTAGGTTGGCAGTTGGTGCAAACGATACAGTCCTTACTGCTGACTCAAGTACAGCGACAGGCCTCAAATGGGCTGCGCCTGCTGCTAGTGGTTCCTATACTTTAATTAACACAGGTGGAACAACATTAACGGGTTCTAGCGTTACAGTTTCAAGTATTCCTGGAACATATCGGGATTTGTATATCTTGGCAACTAATTATGACCCAGTTAATGATGATGAACAGTTAAGGTTTTATGTTAATTCAGATAACGGAACAAAATACGGCAACAATTTTGCTTCTACTGGAGCATTAACCTTTAACACTACTAGCGCCCGTTTAGTTTATGCTCAAGACAATGGCACAAGCAACGCTCTTGGTTACAGTTTTATTCGCGGTTATACTGAAAACACTTGGAAAATTTTTGATGGCGTTTCAATAACTAATGAAAAAACGACACCTACTTCTTATGTGCTTAGCACTCTTTATGGCGTAACAAACATTACAGCAGCCATAACTTCAATAACTTTTATTAATGATACTGGAAACTTTTCAGGTGGAACCGTCTATGTATATGGGGTAAACTAATGCCAAATCCAATTACTAAAATCTTTGATGCTGCAACTGGTGAAACGATTGAAAGAGAAATGACCGATGTTGAATATGCTGATTTTAAAATTAGGATTGCAGATATTCAAAGAGAAAAAGTAGTGGAAGCGGAAGCAGCAATAGCCAAGGCAGCCCTACTTAATCGCCTTGGCATTACTGCCGATGAAGCCAAACTGCTTTTAGGCTAAGCACAATCTATAAAGTTATGAACAAACCAAACGAAAGGAGCCACCACTAAATGGCTACAGGACGCATACCAATAAATGGCACGGCTGCCATTCAAGAAACAATAGTAGACGCTAAGGGAGACCTGATCGTTGGCACAGGAGCTGATGCCGTAGCCCGCCTTCCTGTTGGGACCGACAATTTCACACTTGTAGCGGATAGTTCAGTTTCTCCAACAGGATTAAAGTGGGCTGCACCTGCTAGTGGTGTTCCAGCCAATGCGGTGGATCGCGTTGAAACTAATCAATTTACAGGTTCAACAACTTACACCGATTTAACAACTAGCGGCCCAGCGGTAACAGTAACAACAGGAACTAAGGCTCTAGTTATAATTACCGCGGCACTATATGCGCAAGGTTCACTTCAGCAAGCCAGAATGACTTATGCCGTTTCTGGCGCAACTACCATTGCAGCAAGTGATGATGTATGTTTATTGATTCGCCAAACGGGATCAGATAATAATCAGCCTATTCGCGCAAGTGCTGCTTCGGTTGCTACTTTGACCGCTGGTTCAAACACTTTTACGGCGAAATATCGGTGGGACGGCAGCGGCGAAGTTCAACAAGCACATTTTGCGCAACGCGAAATCTTTGTAATAAATCTAGCATAAGGAGATGAAATGGCTATTACATCAAAGGAAATAAATTTTAGTCAGTTGCAAAGAGAGCTTGGTAATCAAGGTCTATGCGGTGATTTCAACGACCCAAAGAAAAAGATTATTACAGTTGCAGAGAATTCAACAGTAACTGAAGAAGAATTAGAAGCGGCAATTGAAGCTCATATTGCACAACCTGATCCAGAGATAATCACAAACCTTAATAAGCAACAGGGACTAGATAAATTGAAAGAACTAGGTTTCACAGATAATGAAATCAAAGCTCTCGGCCTTTAGCACAATCTATAAAGATTGTTCCAGCCAACTTAGGCTATCTTCATCCCAATACCACATACCCTCTGTGGGCATAGGCGTTGGCGGTGGAGGTGGAAATTCTAGCACTAACACTGGAAATAACGGTGGCGGAGGTGGCGGTGCGGGTGCAATAGGTGGAGATGCTTCAGGAACAACTGCTGGTAGCGGTGGTAATGGAGTTGCAGTATCCATTACTGGTTCTTCTGTAACTTATGCTGGTGGAGGCGGTGGTTCTACCTATAGCGGTGCATCAACTACTGGAAACGGCGGAACTGGTGGTGGTGGACAAGGTGCAAAAAACCAAGCAACAACTGTTCAAGCAACAAGTGGTACAGCCAATACAGGTAGTGGTGGTGGCGGAGCAAGTCATAACAGTACAGCAACTGCTGGCGCAGGCGGCTCAGGTATAGTTATAGTTAGATACGCCAAATAATTTTATATAAAAAAATAACCCCCAGACCAAAATCTGGGGGTATTTTTATTCCCTAAAATTAACCAGGGAATTTATGAAGCCACTTATTCACAGCACCTTTATTATAAGATGACCATGAACTCCAATCAATACCGCCCTTTGTCATGCGATATGCAATTTGTGCATTTATGACGGGATTGAAAAGATCAGCATTATGCTCTAGATCAAATCGCTCACGGCGATCCTCTCCAAGAACATCTAGCATATTGATTTGAAAGACGCCAAATGAGGAGTCTCCAGTTTTGATGTTTCCGTTAAAAGCAAACGGGCGACCATTGGATTCAGCCTTAGCAACTGCGTAGGCAGTTCTTAAAGCCTTTCCTTTGAACCCCACTGCTTCAAGTAATTCAACTAACTGGCTGTCAGTCAAACTTGTCGCATTTTTATACTTAGTAAGTATTTTTTCATTTTTATCCTCAGAAAGCAGAAAAGCCACCTCTGGGGTGGCAAAGACTATTCCTTCTGATTTTGATAAATTGTTTTTGGTAGCATGAGACGGTATAGAACCTAAAATAGATACCAACAGAAACGTACTACCTATTACCCCTACAAGCATTTTATTATTTGTCAAGTTTATCCTCCTAAAATGCATATGACACCATATACGGTGTCATACACCTAGTATAACACAAAATTACTCATAAGTACAACTCTTGTAAGTGCTATAATATAATAACTATGTCATCTGGCTCAACTCCCGTATACGATCTACCTTATCCAGTATTATCTGATCCTGTAGCAGTATCTTCAGATATACAAGCATTAGCAGAACAAATTGAAAATGTTTTGCCTTCTATTGGACTTCCTTTACATACCCTTGAAGTTTCAAACAATAGTGGAGATAATATTGATAAAGGTGATCCTGTATTTATATCAGGATATGATTCTATAGAAAATAAACCAGAAATATCTAAATGTGATTCAACAGATATAAATACTTTTCCTGTAGCAGGATTAGCCCAAACAGCAATAGCAGATGGATCTAGTGGAGTAATTGTTTTATCTGGTGTATTTTCAGGAGTTGATACTGCTGCTTTTACTTCTAGTTCTATTTTGTATACCGCCGATGGCGGGGGTCTTACAGATGTTCAACCAAGTTCAGGCTCTGGTGCAGTTGGCGTTGTTGCATATGTTGCTGTAAATGGAATTATACTTGTAGGGGCAGTTCGTGGCAACGGCACTTGGGGATCAATAAAGACAGGATTATCATAATGGCACAATATAGAAATCAATCACCATATCAAATTGGTTCTGAGCCACCACAATCTATATGGACAATTGTAAGAGGAGATACTGCTTCTTTTAAAATGTATGTCCAAGATGATGCAGGAGAACCTTTAGAAATTTCTGATTGGACAATTGAAATGGATTTTTATCGTCCTTCAACTACCAGCGTTGTTTTGACAGTTACCCCAGAAGCAGACGAAGATGATGGTCCAGGAGAATTCACGGTATATCTAGAATATGATGAAACAGAAATTTTAGAAACAGATGATGAATTTGATATTCAAATGGCTACTACAGCCAATGCAATTGTATGGACAGTTTTGCAGGGTACTATAAATATGGTTGAGGATATTACAGACTAATGGCTACAGCAACTGTCATACCTACTGACAGTAAAAGAGTCATTGAGGTAATTCAAACTTGTAGATCTAGAAAAGCAGTTGTTATTTCTGATTTACCGTTTTATATTAGGGTTACTAATATTGTGGTTCCTTCTTATTCCCCGCAAAATGTACCCCCAATTGGCCTTGCTATCATTGGTATTAATAACTACATTTTATGATATAATCACAATATGGCCATTCTACCAATTAATCAACTAAAAGCAAAGTTTGAAACAGGCGATAGGCCTAGTGGTGCAGATTTTACAGATCTAATTGATACTACTTCATACCGTGCTGATTCCATGGGGGCGGATGGAAATAACTCCGTAACAATCAACGGTATTGAATCAGCCACAGTATTTGACACAATAGACACATCTACCTGGAGAACAGTTAAATACCTTATCCAAGTATCCAATGCTTCAGGAAGTGCTTATAGAAGTACTGAAATAAACTTAGTTTTTGATGGTACCAATCAAAATATTACAGAATTTGCCTCAGTAGCAAATACTGGAAATAATGTAGGAAATATAACTGCTAGTTTAAATTCTGGTACAATTAGCATGACGGTTACACCAACCCTAACGCCGATGACCATAAGGTATTACCGTACTGGTTTGAAGGCATAGACCCACAAGGAGATAAAGAATGGCAACAGTCGACAAAGCCTTTCGCATCAAGAACGGCCTGGTAGTAGAAGGATCATCTGCTACAGTTAATGGCTCTAATGTTCTTACAGAAGCGAGCACAGAATTCCTCCAAGATACAACTGGAGCGATGTTTACAAATGGTACCCAAACAGGTATTACATTTACTTATAATGATGAAACTGGCACAATTAATGCCGCAGTATCAACAACACCAGAGTTCGCAGATAGAATTATTTTTGAAGGTACAACTCCAGATGCTCACGAGTTAACACTTCTAGTAGTAGATCCTACAACAGATGTTACTGTAACACTTCCAAATGCTACAGATACTTTGGTCGGTAAGGCAACAACAGATACTCTTACAAATAAAACAATTTCTGGAACATCTAATACTCTTACAAATATTGGAAATGGTTCATTAACAAACTCTACTATTTCTGACAAGGCACTAGGAACTAACCTAGATGCGCTGACAATTTCAACAGGTCTAAGTGGAAGCACATACAACGGTTCATCAGCAGTAACAATTGCGATTGATTCAACAGTAGCAACAACATCTGGAACACAGACACTTACAAACAAGTCTGTTTCTCTTACTTCAAATACTTTGACTGGTACAATTGCAGAGTTTAATGCTGCACTTTCAGATGCTGACTTTGCAACTATTGCTGGAACAGAAACTCTTACAAATAAGACACTTACCTCTCCAGTCGTTACAGGACTTACACTTAATGACTCAAGTATTATCTTTGAAGGTTCATCAGTAGATTCAAACGAAACAACTCTTACAGTTACAAATCCAACAGCAGATCGTACAATTACTCTACCTGACGTAACTGGTACAGTAGTAACAACAGGAGATACAGGATCTGTTACAAATACAATGCTTGCAGGATCAATTGCAAATGAAAAACTTGCAAACTCTTCTATCACAATTAATGGTACTGCAACAGCACTTGGTGGATCAATCAATATCACTTCTGGTGTTTCTAGCGTGAGTGGTACAACAAGTCAGATTGCAGTAAGTTCAACTACTGGTGACATTGTTCTATCTCTTCCAAATACAGTAGTATTTCCAGGAACTGTAACTCTAAATGCAGATCCTTCACAGGCTCTAGAAGCAGCAACAAAACAATATGTTGATTCTGTAGCACAAGGATTAGACGTTAAAGCATCTGTAAGGGTTGCTACAACTGAAAATGGAACACTTGCCACTGATTTTGATAATGGAAGCGTAGTAGATGGCGTAACTCTTGCAACTGGTAACAGAATTCTTATTAAGGATCAAACAGATGCAACTGCTAATGGTATTTATGTAGTTCAAGCCTCTGGAGCACCAACTCGTTCATCAGATATGAATGAAGGTAGTGAATTTCCATCAGCCTTTACATTTGTTGAGGCAGGAACTTCAAATGCAGACAAAGGTTTTGTTTGTACAAATAATTCTGTAACTATTGGTGTAACAGAAATTACTTTCTCACAATTTTCTGGAGCAGGAACATTTGTTGCTGGAAACGGATTAACACTAACTGGTAACTCATTCAGCATCAATACTGCAGTTACAGCAGATCTTACTACAGCACAGACTTTTACAAACAAAACTTTAACAAGTCCAACACTTACTACACCAACAGTAACTGGTCTTAAGTTAGATGATTCAAGTATTGTTTTTGAGGGTACAGAAAATGATCATGAAACAACATTAACAGTAACGGATCCAACAGCAGACCGTACAATTACACTTCAAGATGCAACAGGTACACTAGCCTTTACATCTGACATTGAAACATCAATTGATGCATTCGGTAACGCAGTAACTGGCAATACAGGAATCACAGCATCTTATGCTTCAACAAACAATGTTCTTACAATTAGTAACGCAGGTGTAACAAGCATTACTGGAACTGCAGATCAGATTACAGCATCAGCATCAACTGGTGCAGTAACTTTATCTCTACCACAGAGCATTGCTACAACATCTAGCCCAACATTTGCAAGCATTGGTGTTGGATATGTAACACTTACAGATGCTCTTATGGGCACTGCTACAACAAGCGTTACATCAACTAGCGCAACTGTAGTAGATTCATGGGCAGCAGCAACATTTAAGTCTGCTAAGTACGTAGTTCAAATGCGTAATGGAAATGACATTGAGGTTCTTGAGGTTCTTGTAACCGTAGATGGAAATAACAATGTCTATCTAACTGAATATGCAGATGTTCAGAGCAATGCACAAATCGGCACAATTGATGCAGACTACTCAGGATCAAATGTTCGTCTACTCGTAACATCAACAAACGGAACAACAGTAAAGGTACACAGAACGCTAATCGAAGCGTAAAGTGAACCACGAAGGGACAGTGAACTTCAGTGGCAACAACTGATAGAGACTTTGTAGTAAAACAAGGCCTTAAGGTCGCCACTGGAGTTACATTCCCAGATAACTCAGTTCAAACCACAGCCTTTACAGGCTCTGCTATTACTGTAGGAAGTACTTTTCCTGTAAGCCCATCAAATGGGGCAATGCATTTAGATACAAATACAAATCGTATTTATTATTATTATAGTGCTACCTGGTATGCAATGGCTAATTATGATGATACTGCTACCGTCACAGATCACACACACAATGTTGACGGCTTTGTAGACAGTATTTATCAATATCAAGGAAACGGTCCTGAAGGTCAATGGCTTGGTACTTCACTTGATGGCGGTACACCAGCAACAACATCTTTTGCTATGGTAATAGATGGCGGTAGTGCAGCATGACAAATTTTGGTATAATGGAAGATAACTTGGAGGTTTGCTGTGGCCGTTAGAATTCAAATGCGTAGGGGCACTAGTTCCGAATGGAACGATGCAGATCCAATTCTTAATGAAGGTGAACTTGGGTATAACTCTACTCTTGGACAACTTAAGGTTGGAGATGGCTCTACGATCTGGTCAGAACTAACCTATCTTGCTACAGATGCAGAATTAGTTACAAGCCTTGAGGGTTATATTGAAACATCTGAAAAAGGCGCTGTTGATGGTGTAGCAGAATTAGATTCTAATAAAAATGTTTTAACTAGAGAATCTGTAATTTTTGAAGGTGCTACAACTAACTCATATCAAACAACTCTTGTTACAGTAGATCCTACTGCAGATCGAACCATTACTCTTCCAGATGCTACTGGAACTTTAGTTATCTCAAGCGACTATGGAAGCGGAATTGGAACATGGCTTGGTACCCCTTCATCTGCAAATCTTGCATCTGCAATGACAGACGAAACAGGGTCTGGTTTATTGGTATTTAATACAAGCCCTTCAATTGAAACATCTTTAACAACCGCATCCACATCTTTTGATCTTTTAAATACAACCGCAACAACTATTAATTTTGGCGGTGCTGCGACAGTATTGTCAATTGGTGCTACCAGCGGTACGGCAACATTTAACAACAGTGTAGTTATTACTGGAGATTTGACAGTTAATGGAACTACTACTACAATTGATACACAAACACTTCAGGTAGAAGATAAAAATATTGTTATTGCTTATGGAAATACTTCAGACGCTGGTGCTGACGGTGGTGGTATTACATTATTGGGAGCAACCAATAAAACATTTGAATGGATAGACGCAACTGATGCTTGGACATCTTCAGAACATATGAATCTTGCTTCTGGTAAGTCATTTAAAATTAATAACGTAGCAATTACTGCTGCTCTTCCTGGTTTAACATGGGGAGAAGTAAAAAATGGTAAGTCTGGTCTTGTAATTAGTTAAGTACTTTGTAAAATTAAAAGTACTCAACCTTAACTTCATAGTTAAAGTTTATAAAATCGTTATAAATCAATTTATTTTTAATTAAAATTTGTGCTATACTTGGGAGTACTTTACGATTTGTAAAGTTCTAATATTATTTTTAGTGAGAGGTTCGTAAATTAAATGTCAGACGTATTTTCTTTTAGGCTATTGGATGAATTTGTTAATAAATATAAAGATGTTGAGCCTCCTTTTGGCTTTACCGACGCAGGTGGCAACTCTTTAGGTGAGGTAACTTTTATCCGCACATATTCAAGAGTCAAAGAAGATGGCACAAAAGAACGATGGCATGAAGTTTGTAAGCGGGTAATTGAAGGAATGTATTCTGTTCAAAAGAATCATGCTAAAGAAAACCGCCTTCCTTGGAATGACAATAAGGCACAGAAGTCTGCCCAAGAAGCCTATGATCGTATGTTTAATCTTAAATGGACCCCTCCAGGTCGTGGGCTATGGGCTTTTGGTACCCCTATGACGATGGAGAGACGCAATTCTGCGGCCTTACAGAACTGTGCCATGGTATCTACTAGGGACATTGATAGAAACGACCCTGGGGCCCTTTTTGGCTGGGTTATGGATGCTCTGATGCTTGGTGTGGGGGTAGGATTTGACACCCTTGGACAAGAAAAGGGTATGGAAATATATGCCAATACCAAAGAAGAAATAGCATATCAAATACCTGATACAAGAGAAGGATGGGTAGAATCTGTAAGACTACTTATTAACTCATATTTGAAACAAGGTCAGGCTAAGATTAATTTTGATTATTCTTTGATTAGACCATTAGGTGCACCTATTAAAGGTTTTGGTGGTACCGCTTCAGGTCCAGAGCCATTGATTAAATTACATGAAACCATTCGTAAAGTAATTGGAGATAGAGCAGAAGATATTCTTGATTCTCGTGCAATTGTTGATATTGTAAATCTTATTGGAACTTGTGTGGTTGCTGGTAATGTTCGTCGTTCTGCTACCCTCGCACTTGGCGCTCCAGAAGATAAAGATTTTATTAACTTAAAAAATGCAGAAGTTTTTCCCGAAAGAAATTCTTATGATCCAGAAAATCCTGGATGGGCTTACATGTCCAATAATTCTATATCTGCAAAAGTAGGCACAAACTATGAAGACTATGTTGATTTAATCGCTAACAATGGAGAGCCAGGATTTATTTGGCTTGATGTTATTCGTAAGTATGGAAGACTAAATGATATTTCAGATAATAAAGATTATCGTGTTATGGGCATGAATCCTTGTGCTGAGATGTGCCTTGAAAGCACTGAAATGTGTACACTTGTTGAAGTGCATTTAAATCGTCATGAATCTAAGGAAGATTTTTTGCGTACTTTAAAGTTTGCATATTTATATGGAAAAACGGTCACATTAATGGCAACACACTGGCAAACAACAAATGCAGTAATGCAAAGAAATAGAAGAATCGGAACTTCTTTGACTGGGATTGCTTCTTTTACTGATCAAAATGGAGTGCCAACAGTTCGTGACTGGATGCATAGTGGATATGAGACAATTAAAAATTATGACAAGGCATATTCTGAGTGGCTGTGTGTACGTGAATCAATTCGTGTAACAACAGTAAAACCATCTGGATCTGTTTCTATTTTATCTGGAGCAACACCAGGAGTTCATTGGTCTCCAGGAGGAAAATATTTTTTACGTGCAATTAGGTTTAGTTCGCTGGACCCAATGGTTCACTTATTTAAAGCAGCAGGCTATAAAATAGAAAACGATGTATATTCTGATAATACTTTGGTTGTTTATTTTCCAGTAGCAACACCACATAAGAGAAGCGAAAAAGATGTTACTCTTTGGGAAAAGATTAGTTTGGCAGCATTAACTCAAAGATATTGGTCAGACAATGGAGTTTCCGTAACACTTTCTTTTGATAAAGAAAAAGAAAAAAAGGATATTGCTCCAGCCTTGCACATGTTTGAAGGACAACTAAAGGCTGTTTCGTTTTTACCAATGGGAGATGAGGTTTACCCTCAGCAGCCATATACATATCTTTCAGAAGAAGACTACAACGCTTACATTGGGAAAATTGCTAAAATTGACTGGTCTGCAATTTATGAGGGTATAGAGAATTTGGATGCGATTGGGGAGAAATACTGTAACAACGATAATTGTGCAATATAGTATGGTACAATTATCTTATGTTTGACAAAGTACAAAAGCACACAAAAGCCTGCTCTGCCACTTCTTGTAAAAAAGAAGTTCATGCAAAGGGGCTTTGTCACAATCATTACAGAGAGCAAAAAAGAAGAGCCTCTGGTAGCAAGCCTAGAGCAAAAAGACCAGGTATTTGCGTAGCATATAAATGTACAAGAAAACACTATTCTATGAATTATTGCGCCGCACACTATGCTAGATTTAAAAGTGGTGGAGATATTCAAGAAAATAAACCAGTAAAAGTTTTAAAATATAATCAGACTGGATGCCAGATTACATTTTGCAATAAGCCACACCACGCAGGAGGCCTTTGCAGAACACACGATACTACAAAAAGAACCTATAGCCTTTCAACAGAAAGAATTGTCTCTATGCTTTCTAATTCTTGTGAGGTTTGTGGCTCTTCAGAAGGCCTGACAATAGACCATGATCATAATTGTTGCAATGCAAGGTTTTCCTGTGGCCAGTGTGTTCGTGGAACTTTATGTCAACATTGCAATAGATCAATAGGACAAGCAAAAGAAAGTTCTGCAATTTTAAGACTTTTGGCAGACTATGTTGATAAATATAGTAAAGCCTAGAACTGATATAATAAAGGTAGGAGAAATATGACTACCCCATCTAACTTATATGCAGAAAAGATATTTGCAGAACACCCTACAATTTTATGGGCGTTAGATGATCAGGCTGACTATATTAGTCTTATTGATGAAACAGATAGAGATCTAGGTCTTTGGACAGTTACAAACGGTACAGCAACAAGTTCTTCTTTTTCAAATGAGCCCTTTCCAGATAGCGTAACATCTTTAATTGAAGGAGATGTTCCAGCGGTAACCTCAGAAAGTGTTGTCTGTGTTAGCCAAAATATTATAAACTTTACAGAAATAGATCAATATCTAAAAACATTTTGTGTTGGTGCATATTTTTATTCAGAGAGTCCCTATTTAACAGCGGTATCAATAGGATACCAATATACAGATACAACTTCTTCACAAGTTATAGAAAGACTTCAAACCTTTAATACCAACTCTTTTCAGGCTTGGAGTTTTGTTTCTGGTACCTTTGAAATACCAGATGAAGATACAGAATTAAGAATGGTTATAGAGTTTCAATATGATCAGGGCGGAACTACATCTGATTATACATTTTATGTAAATGGTTTTACTCTTGGACAATGGTCAGAAGATTTTAATACCGTTTCTTTAGGTGTTACTCCAGTTTCATTGCCATCAAACATTCCACTAACAACTGCTCAGGCTATTCCCGCAGATCCTTATGGTCTTGGTGGACAAGTTGGATATTATTTAATTAATGATAATAATTTAAAGGCTCGTAATACTGCCCTTCCAATGGTTTTTGGTGCATCAAACATTACAAGGCTAAGAGAAAATGATGGAGAGCCATCTCTCATCGTTCCTGGCAAAGGCTTTTTAAATAAAGATGGTCAGTTTAAAGATTACACTGTTGAGTTTTGGATGAGGGTAAACTCAAATACATTTGATCCTAAAAGAATATTTGGTCCTATAGCATCAACAGATGGGTTATATATTGAAGGTGGATTTTTAACTTTAGTTATTGGAAAACAATTTTCCTCACACTTTGTTGGTGAATGGTTTAGGCCTATGCTAATTCATATTAGAATGATTAGAAATAATGTTAGCGTACTAATTAATGGAGAAGAAGTCATAGGCTTAAGTATCAATACAGACACTTTGGACTTACCTAATATTGTAGACGCATACGGAGATGATCAAGACTGGCTTGGATTTTATGCATATGAAGAAGTAAGTCCAATTGAGTTAGATTGTGTTGCTATCTATCCGTACTCTGTTGCGGTAACGGTAGCAAAGCGTCGTTGGGTTTATGGTCAAGGAGTTCTTTCTCCAGAAACTATTAACTCTGCTTATGGAGGAACACAGGCGTTTATTGATTATCCGTTTGCTGATTACACTGCAAACTATAACTATCCAGACTTTGCTCGTTGGGACCAGGGTACGTTTGATAATCTCGTAACAACAGAAACATCTATAACAACTCCAACCTATTCTTTACCACAGATAAGCACTGGTACAAAAACGCTACAAGAACTCTATGATGATAATCAGGCAATTCAAGATCCCAATGATGATACCTTCATAACATTTAGACCAAATACCTCTTGGGTTTCTGTTCAATCATATTTTAATTTTCCACAGTTTAATATTATAAATGACGGTATTTATAGCATCTACGGTGTGTTTTCTTCAGATGATTTATTAACAGAAGAACTTTTATTTAAAATTTATAACCCACTAACTGGAAACTCTTTTAGCATCAGAAAAGACTTAGATGAAATTCATTATTCTTTAACTTTTAATGGTACAGAAGAAGAAATATACACTACAGACATAATTGTAGAAGATGAAAAATATGCTGCTGGTATTCAGATTCAAGCCCTGTCTAGTTATTTTGGCGGTAATGTAGCAGCATTCTTTGGTAATCAAAATGGATTAAAAATGTATGTTGGTGGAGATGGAACAGACACATATCAGTTCACTGGAAAGATCTATTCTGTAGGATTATCAACATCGTACAATGCATTTGAGATTGAAGATCATTTTGAGTTAAATGGAACGGCAATCTTGGATAGTTATTTGGCTACTGGTTCAGCAGAATCAGAAAATGCTAAGGCGCTTCTTGCTCATACCGCAAGTTATACCCTTTTGCCTACAGAGGCATATGATACATATTATTTAGATATTGGAGTTGCGGGGTATTGGGAAGATTATTTGCCACTATCATATTTTGCTCAATTTGTTACAAACGAAGAAGGTGGATCATACTACGATCTAGACTTTATTCAGTTTAATATTGGATATCCAAAGCCATCAAAACTGTTAGAAGATGAAACTACATCATCTTGGACTTATGAAGAACTGTTTCAAGAATATCGTCATCCAGTTCAGAGAACATATAATGATTTAGACAATTATCTGTTTACTGGTTGGAACAACTATGAGGATATGGAGTCTAATTCTCTTAAGTTTTATGAATACGACACCACAGAAGCATCAATTAGAAGTTATTTAACTTTCCAGTATGTTGCTGAGGGTGCCAACTCGCCACAGTCTGCTTTTACTACTATAGAGCCACCTAAAGAAGGGTCTGTTATAGACATTTCAGATTATCAGTATTGGGATGTTACAAAATTTGAGGTAGTAGATAACACCTTGGTTTATCCTAACAAGTCTGCTGACTTTAATGATTTAGCAATTGTTTATCACCTTGAGTTTAATATTCGTGGTATTTTAACAAAGCCAATTACACTTCGTAGACTTGAACTTGCATCTCAGGCGTTTAATGATAATTCATTTAATCCAGTTGGAACACGATTTGGTGTTGACCTATTCCCATACACACGTGCTGGCCTTTACTATGACTATAAAGCAAAAAATCCTTTCAGCATTTACAAGGGCAGTACTCCATATTTATATTTAAATAGAACTTCTGGCATAGAAATACGAGGACAGTATGATCCACAGGTAAGTCGTGGAATTGCTATTCCAATTAATAGCACAATTGCTGATAACTATCGTGTAAGCGCCATGCAGATGTGGATGAGATCTGATTTAGATAAATTTCCATTAGCAGAAACAGAACTATTTGAAATTGAGTATAAGGGTGACACAATTAAGTTTTTTATGGAGGCTTTGGATAGCGATGGGTCAAGAGCAAGGGTATTTGCAAAAAGCGTAGCAACTGGTGGAAATTTTAATGGTCTTGCCTATTATTGGAACGGTACTTTAGTAAGAGAGCCAGTAATAACAATTAAAGAGTGGGGAGTTCTTGGTCTAGCATTTTCTACATCCCTTAACTTTGATTTATATCTGGGCGGTATTAATCTTAATGGTCCAGTGGTGTTTAATAATATTGCTTATTACCAGGCAAATAATCTTCAGCAGGTCCAGAGTAATCTTACAAGGCCATGGCTCAGAGTAAAAACTGACGGTATAACAAACTTTGAATGGGAATTCTGGCTTAATAATTTTATCTGGGAAGGTGTTCTTATTATTTCCTCATCTGAACTATATGGGGTAAATCCAGTAGATGTATATAAGACCTATCTTGGAACAAATAAGATTATTATTGATGATGATGAAGGACTTAGTATTGAACCGAACGAATTAAGCCTATATTCAGAGGTAATCTGGTCAACCAATGTTGCAACACCAGTATAATCTGCTATACTTGTGGTATGAGTTCTAAAAATAATCCATTGATTAACCCTAAAACTGGCAAACCTATTGTAAGTAATGTTCGCCGTAAGGTCATTGAGAAAGACTACAATTGGGGTCTTTATGTTTATAAAAAGGCTAATGGCAAGTGGTTTACAGATGGAGATGGCAATGTTTTAAACATTGAGTCGCTTCGTGGAGATATTGCCCAGATTGCAAAATTAAAACAAACAGCAGTTTTCTATGGCGATGAGGGTGATGGTCAGGCGGTATTTGTGCCAGGTCTAACCAGAGTTACAGACGAAGAGTATAGCGAGCAGGTAGATAGATTTAATCAAGGACTTATTCCTTCACTAAATGATCTAGGCGCTGTTGACGCTGCACAAAAAACATTAAAAACACACGGAAGAGATGCATACGAAAATGGATAGAGAATTTGAATATATTCAAGCAAGTCTAAACACAGAAGATACAGGAAACAATCAGTTTCTTGAGAGTGACCCTTTCTTAAAATCATGGGACCAACTTAAAGATCTGTCTGGCATAGATACTAACTTCAAGCGCAGAACTAGCAGAACAGTTTCCAAGTATTCCATGGCTCCAGAGACTTACAATCCTCGTTATCCTGCAATTGCTCCAACTCCTGCATATTTAAATGATGCAAACGCCTTTCCTTCTGGAAAAGACGGGGCACAGTCAAAACAGATTAATCCTGGAACGGTATATCAAAATGGCTATGGCTTATTTGATGTAATCACACCACCATATAACCTTTATGAACTAGCAAGTTATTATGATACTTCTTTTGCTAATCATGCTGCTATTGATGCAAAGGTAGAAAATGTTGTAGGTCTTGGTTATAAATTTGAATTAACAGATAGAACAATGTTAAGGTTTGAAATGAACGATGATGATGATGCCGTTGATCGTGCTCGTCGTCGTGTAGAGCGTATGAAACTAGAGGTTCGTGACTGGCTAGAATCTTTAAATGATGAGGATACTTTTCAGCAAACAATGGAAAAGTTCTATACAGATGTTCAGGCTACAGGAAATGGCTTCCTTGAGATTGGCCGTACCGTAACTGGGGAGATTGGTTATGTTGGACACATTCCAGCAACCACAGTTCGTGTCCGTCGTTTGCGTGATGGTTTTGTACAAATCATTGGTCAGAAGTTAGTATACTTTAGAAACTTTGGTGCAAAAAATACAAATCCTCTTACTGCAGATCAAAGACCAAACGAAATTTTACATCTTAAACAATACTCTCCTTTAAATACATTTTACGGGGTTCCAGATATTCTGTCTGCCGTTTCTTCTCTTATTGGAGACTCTCTTGCTGCTCAGTATAATATTGATTATTTCCAAAACAAGGCGGTACCAAGATATATCATCACAGTAAAAGGTGCAAAATTATCTGCTGATGCTGAAGATAAGATGTTCCGTTTTATGCAAACAGGTCTAAAAGGACAAAATCACAGAACACTATATATCCCACTTCCTGGAGATACAGATGGAAATAAGGTTGAGTTTAGTATGCAACCTATTGAAAATGGTGTTCAAGAAGGTTCATTTGAAAAATATCGTAAACAAAATCGTGATGATATTTTGGTTGCCCATCAGGTTCCTATTTCAAAACTTGGCGGATCTGACTCTGCTGCTATCGCTGCTGCCCTTGCACAGGATAGAACCTTTAAAGAGCAGGTTTCTCGTCCAGCCCAACGTCATTTAGAGAAGATCGTAAATAAGATAGTTAAGGAAAAGACTGACATTCTTGATCTTAAGTTTAATGAACTTACACTTACAGATGAAATTGCCCAATCTCAGATTATTGAGCGGTATGTCAAGACTCAGGTTATTACTCCAAATGAGGCACGTGAAATACTAAACATGTCACAGCGTCCAGATGGAGATGACCCATTTACAATGAGTGCTAGACAAGCCACAGATGCTAGGGCAAACTTGGCGGGTAACAGAGAAAGAGATGCTGAAAGAGCAAATAATGAATCAGATTCTCCTACAACCATATCTGGAAGAAATGCACAAGGTGAAGGCAGATCGTCTCAATAGTTGAGAAAGCATTATAAACTAATGCTATAATAATACTGCCATGACTATAAATAAAGCACACTGGATTACTGATGGCGACAATGTTCGCTTTTCTATGCCTATTGGCAAAGTAGACCAAGAACGTCGTATTGTCTCTGGCTTTGCCACTCTAGATAACGTAGATAAGCAAAATGATATTGTTACAACAGAAGCAAGTATAGATGCATTTAAGAAATTCAGAGGGAACCTTCGTGAGATGCACCAGCCTAGCGCTGTAGGTAAGGTTGTTTCTTTTAAAGAGGATCGTTATTTTGATCCACAGGTAAAAAAGTTTTATAGCGGAGTTTATGTTTCTGCTTATGTTTCAAAAGGCGCTCAGGATACCTGGGAGAAAGTCCTTGATGGAACTTTGACTGGTTTTTCAATTGGTGGCAACATTACAAAGTCTGATGACATGTATGATGAAAAAATTGATAAATCAGTGCGTATAATTAAAGAGTACGAATTGTTTGAGTTATCACTTGTTGATAATCCAGCAAACCAATTTGCCAATGTTATCTCTATTGAAAAAGGACAACTTGGCGGGTACTTATCAAAAGCAGTTATTGATACAGTTTATTGGTGTAAGGCAGATGATATCGTAAGACTTTCAAAAGAGTCTGATGAAAGTTGTCCATCTTGCAATGGTTCAATGAAAAACATTGGATTTGTTGAAGATCAAGAAGATATCACAACAGTAAAGTTCTTAGTTGATAGTGCAAAAGGCATTAGGACAATTAAGATTACAAAGGAGGAAAATCCTATGACAGAAGAAACAATGGAAGTTGTAGATGCACCAGTTGCAGATACAGCAGAAGTAGTTGAACATGTTGAGGTTGCTCCAGAGGCTCCAGCAGATGCTGTAGCAGAGGCTCCAGTAGATGCTCCAGCAGAAGTTTCTGCAGAAGCACCTGTTGCAGAGCCAGTGGCAGATTCAGCACCAGTAGCAGATGCTCCTGTTGTTGACATCGCAGCGGAAAAGTCAGTAGATGCAGTAGTTGATAGTGCAGCAGAGATTGCAAAGTCTGTTGCTGAGATCAATGACTCTCTTACTAATGCCTTGAGCAATCTTGCTGAAACAGTTAAGTCTATGCAGGCTAACGTTGAAGCAATCACAAAGTCCCTTGAAACAGTTACAGGCGAAGTAAAGTCTGTAGCAAATGAGGTAAGCCAAGTAAAGGGAACTTTTAATGAGTTTGGAAAGCGAGTAGATCTTGTAGAAAAAGATACTGCTTTCCGCAAGTCTGGCGATCTAGGCGAGATCGTGCAGGAGTTTCCAGAAATGAAAACTCAAAAATCCCTATGGGGCGGACGTTTCCTCAAAACAGCCGACCTATTTAATTAAAGGTATATTCACTAGGAGGTGAACAATATGTCGGAACAAGAAATCGTAAAAAATTATCCAGGTGCTCCAACCGTAGCGCATCAACACGCAGGTGATGGTGCTTTCGCTTCAGGTGACATTGGCGGTGCAACAGCAACCAGTCCAACCACATCTGATGTTGGCGCTCAACTGGGTAACATTGCTACACCAAACTTTGGTGTGACAAACGGCCCGAACGCAGTAAGTCCAACTGGTACACCAGGTGGTATTCTTCTGCCAGAGCAGGCTCGCCGCTTCATCGACTACGTGTGGGATGCAACAGTTCTCGCCAAAGATGGTCGTAGAGTTACAATGCGAGCAAACACCATGGAAATCGAGAAGGTTAACGTTGGTGAACGTGTTATTCGTGCTGCTGCACAAGCAAGCAACGATTATACAAACACAGGTGCTTCATTCACTAAGGTAGAACTAACAACCAAAAAGATTCGTCTTGATTGGGAAGTATCTACAGAATCACTTGAAGACAATATTGAAGGAGGTGCGTTGGAAGATCATCTAGTTCGCTTGATGACCAATGCATTTGCTAACGATATCGAAGACCTAGCCATTAATGGTGATGGTTCTACAGGAGCATTCCTTTCAATTATGGAAGGCTTTGTTCACAAAGTAGAAAATGACGGAGATGCTCATGAGGCACTCGTTACTGTTACTGATGACAACTGGACAACAGAGGTCATGCAGGACATCATTCTTGCAATGCCACGTAAGTATCGTGCTATCAAGCAGAACCTAAAGTTCTATGCTGGTACAGATGCTTTCCAGGGAATTGTTAAGAACAACGGTACACTCGCTGATGCAATTGCTGAAGCGTTTGCACCTCGTACTGGTGGTACAGAGCGTAACCGTCAGCAATACCTAGATGGTGTTGGACAGACATTCGGTGGAGCACGTACAACTCGTGTTCTTGGAATTGATGTTATGGAAGTTCCTTACTACCCAGCAGATTATGTCGATTTGACATTCCCTGCTAACCGTGTATGGGGTTTCCAGAGAGATATTACCGTAAACCGTGAATACAAGCCAAAGAAAGATACAATCGAGTACACAGTATTCGTTCGTTTTGGCTTGCAATGGGAAGAGCAGGATGCAGTTGCTTACGCAGATGCGGCCTATGACCCAACCGCATAGTTTGTAAAAACTAACCGATAAGGAGGGCAGGTAAAACTGTCCTCCTTTATCACATTAGGAGAACAAATGTCATATCCAGGACAACCAACAGTAAATCATCAACACAGTGGTGACGGTGCTATAGCAGTTGGCGGTATAGGAACAATCATTAGTGGACCTAATGGAATTATCACAGAAAGATATGCACTGGGATGCATACCAACACCTAATTTTGGTGAAAATGTAATTATAAGTGGGACTCCTGCGGGAGTAAGAAGAGCACAAAGTTTATACAGATAGGGATTCTGATATAATAGCAGTGGAGGAAAAAATGGCAACAACAAAAGAAGTAGTAGAAGAATTTAATAAAAAGACAGTACCGCAGTTAAAGTCATATGCTAAAAAAAATAATATTGATACATTTGGTGCAACTACAAAATTAGACTTATTAGAAGCGATTTTACCTTTTGTTCCTAGAGAGGATCATCAGGAAGTTAAATCAAGTACCGTTCAAGAAAAGGTAGCGGTATTCTCAGAAAAGAATCTTCATTGGAATGGCGTGGGGCAACTTCAAAGGGGTTATAATATTGTTACTAAGGAGGTATCCGAAAAGTGGCTAAAGCATAAGGCAGTGCGATCAGCAACGCCTGAAGAAGTAGCCAAACATTACGGCAAAGTATAATGCAGATCTTAAGACTCCCACCCTATCCCCTTTCTATCACATATGATGTGCCAGAAGCAGATACAGACTATATCCTAGTAATTAATGAGGGTACTAGAAATGTTAATGAAGTTCAAGAAACAATAACATCTTCAGCGGACTCTCAGATTTCCTATATTCTTCCAGATCTATTCAATACCTATGATGATTCTTATTCTTTAACAATTTACGACGCAGTTTACACTACCGCTTCTACAAGCGCAGAAGAGGGCGACATTGTTGTAGAAGATAATCTTGAGGTAAATAGGCCATATGTAGATCCAAATACTCTTGGCACTACCGCTACAGAAAAGGCTCAATATGCAGAATGGGAAAACTTAGCAAGAGCAATTATTGACTCCATTGTTCCTGGAGGATTTTATTATAATCGTACTTGGTATGAAACAATTGGTAACAATACCGACTTTATGCCATTATGGGCAAGAACCTATTTAATTCTTAAAGCATATGAAAATAATGAACTTGTTTGGGATAATGATGATAGCCCACAAGCACAGGGTGATGGACAATGGAATTACTTGTTAACAAAAGATAAGACTGCAATTATTAAAGACTGGGCTCAAATCACAGACTCCTATATTCGTCAAGCAGGTTTCCCAAGAGGAGTTCCACTAGCATACTCCGATTCTGTCTATATGTATGATTCAGAAGATAGCCCAAACACAATTGCCGTAGCCCCAGGAGTAACATTTCCTATGGGATGGAATTATCTGTTCCAATTAGCGACGGGATACAAAGTAGTACCTTATGATATTAAAGATGCAACTCTTATGCTTATTGATGATATTAAATGTGGTAGATTAGATTATCACAAGAGATATGTAACAAACTATTCAACAGATCAGTTTAAAATACAAGTAGATAAGGGTTCTTTCTTTGGAACTGGAAATCTTTTAGTGGATAAGATTTTGGAGAAATACATTACCAATTTTGGTAAGCCTGGGGTATTATAATGAATACCTGTGAAACTACAGATTTTGTATACCCAATGAAAGCAGATATCTACTATCCTATTATCACTCAAAATCAATATGGTCAGCCAAATAAAGAGTGGGTATTTGATAGAACTGTAGCCTGTAATGCAACAACTGTAGGTGGAGCAGGAACTGATGAATTAAAGCCAGAAGTGTTTCTACAATATGATGGCAAACTAGTTGCTCGCTCTAAGTTTGATCTTCGCATATCTTCTGATGGAACTAATAATGCTGTTAGCAATATCTTGGTTACAAACATTAGAACCGCAGCAGATACTTTAATTTATAAAGAAACTGCTGGCCCAAGAAATGGTCGTGGAACTATTTATGAAATTGGAACCATTGAACCTTTTGTTAATCCTTTTGGAAATATAGAATATTACAAGATGCTTTGGCGTAGGACAGAAAATCAAGCGGTAGGTGACTAATGAGAGCATCTCTTACGGTTAATAGTTTTGAAAAACAACTTATAAATATTGTGCAGTATTCTCTTGGCTTTATAGAGGGTGCTCAGCGTGGTAAAAAGGTATTTTTAAATAACCTTGGAAAAGCAACAATAGGCGCTTTGGGTCAATATATAGATCTTGAGGCTAGAGCAAACAGTAGTGCGTTGCATCACGTATACGAATGGTATCAAACAGGAAGCCCAGCAGCAAGATTGTTTGACATTGATTACACAGTAAGTAATCTTGGATTATCTGTTAACTCTACCTTTAAACAATCTAGATCAATACAGGCAGATACAAACACACCATTTTATAATAAGGCAAAAATAATGGAAGAGGGTATTCCAGTTGTAATTAAACCAAAAGCAAACTCTGTCTTAAGGTTTTATGAAGGTGGACAAACAGTGTTTGTTAGAAAACCTATCACAGTTAGAAACCCTGGAGGAGAAGAAGTAGAAGGATCTTTTGAAAGAGTTTTTGATGAATTTATGCAAAAATATTTTACTCAAGGGTTTTTAAGAGCAAGTGGTCTATTTGACTATATCCAAAAGCCAAGGGTATTTAAACAAAACTTTGCTGCTGGTGCAAGACAGGGTAAATCAAAAGGTATTTCAACTGGATATAAATGGATTACCAATGCTAAGATTGAGGTAGAATAATATCATGACATATGTATCTAAAATAACAGACACAGCCTTTCCCCCTATTTTTATAAACCAGTATGTTGTTGAACAATTAAAAATGTTTGATATTTTAAGTGGTTTTGAGCAGATGGTTCCTGTTTTTCCCACTACCCCAACAAATATAGAAGATGTATTTAAAAACTACATAGGGGCTCCAGGAATAGACGACCCACTATTAATTCAGTATGAAAGATTAATTAGATTTAGACCTAATGCTTTTTATAGACGTAAAAGAGAACAGGTAGTCTATTATTTATATTGCACAGATCTAAGCAAGATAACAGACGCCCATAGAGTTATAAGCGATGCCCTAGACCGTGAAGATGCTGCAGCACAGGACGTAAATGCCTGGTGTGCTGGACAGTCTCAAGCATCCCTACCATTTAATATATTCTTTCATAATATCAGGGTATACCAGGCAGACGAAACAAGAGACCTACTTGAACTGGCCTCAGCACGAACGGTATACGCAAATAAACTCATTGTAGAATACGATTATCACTCAAATAACCCTCCAGGGTACCCTTATACCTAAAAACACTGTTATAATTATGTTGAGGAAACCCGCCAAAAACTTAATATAGAAAATATTGAAAGTAGAGGTGAAAATATGGCATATACACGTGGTACATCAAACAACATTATTGTTGGTGCTGCTGCTTTCTTTGTTGCTGACGCAACATTGACCGCTGGCACACTACCTGCGTTTACATCTTCAGAGTCCTACAGAGAAACACTTGCAGACGATTCAGATTTTACAAACGTAGGTTATACCATGAACGGTCTTGAATTGCAGTTCCAACCAGACTTCGGTGAAGTACAGGTTGACCAACTTCTTGACGTTGCTAAGTTATACAAGCAAGGAATGCAAGTAAATATGGCAACTGCTTTTGCAGAGGCTACCCTTGAGAATCTTCTCTTGGCTATTGCTTCCCCAAGCGACGAACTAACAGGAACCAAATCTACTTCAGCAGGACAAACTCTTAATCTCTCCGCAGGAGACATTGGAGAATGCCCAGTTGAGCGTGGAATTGTTGCTGTTGGACCTGGAACTGGAGACTGCGAAGACTCCGCATACGTAGAGCGTGTTTACGCTGCGTACCGTGCACTCTCAATTGAGAATGTAACAGTATCCGCAAAGCGTGACGAACCTTCCATGTTTGAGGTTTCCTTCCGTCTTCTTCCTGAAGATACTAGTGCTTCATACGGCAAACTTATTGACCGTACTTGGACTCAAGCATCATAATAATCTAATTTTAGATTAATAACAAGCCCATCCCTTAAACGGGGGTGGGTTTTGTTGTATGATAGAATAGATGAAATGGCTACAGAAATATACAAGAGTGGAAATATTTTTTTAATTGACGGTACAGAATTAGAAATAACTCCATTAAAGATAAAATACCTTAGAGAATTTATGGTTGCCTTTGAAGATGTAAAACAATCAAAAGGTGATGATGAGGCTATTGAAAAATTAACAGAGTGTGCAAGGATATGCATGAAACAATACTATCCACAAATATCAAAAACAACTGAAGATATTGAGGATAATTTAGATCTTCCAACAATCTATAAAATTTTAGACATTTCAGCGGGTATTAAAATAAACCAACAATCAGAAGAAACAGTTACCAAACAAGCAACTACTAGTGGTAATACATGGGATGATTTAGATTTGGCAAAGTTAGAGTCAGAGGTATTTTTATTGGGTATATGGAAAGATTATCATGAATTAGAAAAGTCTTTATCAATGCCCGAATTATTAACAACATTGGAAAGCAAAAGGGACCTTGATTATCAGGAAAGAAAATTTTTGGCTGCAATACAGGGGGTAGATTTAGACAAGGCTACTGGCGCTGAGCGTGGTCAAAAAGAATGGGAAGACATGAAAGCCAGGGTATTTAGCAAGGGTAGTGCAAAAGATAGCAATGATATCCTGGCACTACAAGGAGAAAATGCTAGAAAAGTAGGGTTTGGTATAAATATGGGTATCGATTATGATGATATGAGAGACCCATCTGTTATGAAATCTTAATTTAAAAAAACAGCGTTTTGTGCTATAATTAACATAACCTATATAGGAGGAAATAATGGCAACAACTGTGCATGAGTCTAAAGAACTCACGCTTATGGACGGGACAAAAATCTCAGTTCGCCCTCTAAAAATTTCTCTTCTTCGTCCTTTTATGAAGAAGTTTGAGGGAGTTGCAGCGGTGGCGGATGATAACGAGAAGTCTATGACTCTTCTTGTAGAATGCGTTGCAATTGCAATGCAGCAATACAAGCCAGAGTTGGCCGATCTCTCAAAACTTGAGGATATTCTGGATCTGCCAACCGTATATAAGATTGTTGAGGCTGCATCAGGTACACAACTTGCTGCTGCTGAAGACGCTCTTAGCAACTAAAACTAAAGAGGTGAGAAGTGGCTGACGTTAATGCTAATATTGGCGTTAATATTGATACGTCGAATGCATTAGCACAACTAAAAGCATTACAGCGTCAGATCTCACAATTTCATACATCAATTGCTAGAAGCAGCGAAACCGCTGGACTGGCACAACGTGATCTGCAGAAGAATTTCCTTAATAGCATAAATGCTATTGGATCTTTTTCTGCAGAATTACGAACTGTTAAAACAACAGCAGAGTCTTTTACTGATTCTTTAGAAAAAAACAAGTTTTCAATGCGGGAATACTTCCGCTTTGCTGGTGCATCAACAAAAACATTTGGTAAGTTATTTACTTCTGAATTTGACACAATAAATAAAGTAGCAGAACAAAATGTAAAACGTCTTCAAACTCAGTATGTTAAGATGGGGCGTGATGCAAGTGGTGCAATGCGAGCAATTGCGATTATGCCAAATGAACTTGACATGTCAAAAATGTCAACTCAGTTACAGATGGCAGCGCAAAGACAATCTTTATTTAATCAACTAGTAAAACAGGGCTCTACAAATCTTTTAAATTTTGGTAAAAATACACAGTGGGCTGGTCGTCAGTTGATGGTTGGCTTTACCTTACCACTAGCAACTCTTGGAATGACAGCATCAAAAACATTTATGGATATGGAAACTGCTGCCATTAAATTTAGAAAGGTATACGGAGATTTATTTACTCCAGAAGCAGAAAGACAGCAAGCACTTGCTGATATAGAGGCTTTAGGACAATCATTTACTAGATACGGTATTGCAGTTTCTCAAACTGTTAGCCTAGCAGCAGACGCTGCAGCAGCGGGTTTTCAAGGTTTAGATTTACAAAGGCAAGTAACAGAGGCAACAAGGCTTCAAATTCTTGGACAACTTGATCAACAAAAGGCACTTGAAACAACAATTTCTTTGCAAAATGCTTTTCAGTTACAGTCTGAAGAATTAGCAGAGGCAATTAATTTTCTAAACGCAGTAGAGAATCAAACTGTTGTATCTCTTGACGACATTACTACGGCTATTCCTAAAGCAGCACCAGTTGTAAAACAACTTGGAGGAGATGTAAAAGATTTAGCATTCTTCTTAACTGCTATGAAAGAAGGCGGTGTTAATGCATCTGAAGGTGCTAACGCACTAAAGTCTGGTCTTGCATCTTTGATTAATCCTACAGACAAAGCAAGAGATATGATGAAGGGCTTTGGAATTGATATTGATTCCATTGTAAACAGAAATGCAGGAAACGTAAAACAAACAGTTATTGAATTTGCTACTGCTCTTGATAGTTTGACAGATTTAAATAGACAAAGAGCAATTGAGCAATTGTTTGGTAAATTCCAATTAGCACGTTTATCTACATTATTTCAAAATGTTATTCAAGATGGAAATCAGGCATCTAGGGTAATTGATTTAACAACAGCATCAACTGAAGAATTAGCAAGAATGGCTGAGTCAGAATTAGGTATGACTGCTGACTCTGGAATGATTAAGTTTCGTAAATCTGTAGAAGATCTAAAACTTGCATTAATTCCAGTAGGAGAAGCATTTCTTCAAGCAGTTACTCCAATATTAGAATTTGTAGGCGGAATATTAGAAAGATTTGACAATCTTTCATCTGGGGTAAAGAAAGCAATAGTTGTTTTAACAGTTGCAATTGGTGCAATAGGTCCAGTAGCGCTTATGACATTTGGTTTATTGATGAATGCTTTGGCAAACGGTGCTAAAGGATTGCTGGTACTACGTCAAGGATATCTAAGATTAACTGGTCAGACACAAATTCTTGGAGAACAAACAGATTATTTAACGGTAGAACAACAAAGGGCTGCTGCAGTTGCTCACTCACTAGATCAATCACATGCAAGACTTACACAAACATTTAATGCTGAAGCAGGGGCTATAAGAAATCTTGCTAATGAATATCGTAATGCTCTAGCAGCATTACAACAATTTGCACAACGTAATCCTGGCATGATGATGCCACCAAAGAAATATAATAAAGGTGTTGTTGTAGTTCCAGGAAGTGGAAACAAAGATACTGTTCCTGCAATGCTAACTCCAGGAGAAGCGGTTATTCCTGCAGATATGACAAAGAAGTATGGCGCACTTATTGATGGAATGATTGCTGGAAATATTCCTGGATACAGAACTGGTAAAGGAACTGGAACAGCCGTTGACATACCTGGAGGTTTTGCTGCTGCACATTTTGGTGGCAGTGCATATAGGTCTGGTAAAGAACTTTTAGCAATAGTAGAAGGTCTTAACACTGCTTTTGCTAGACAAATCAGAACGATGGTTGCAGAAGTAGAGGGTGGGCTAGATAGAGTATTTACAGTATTTAGCAATGAAGTTATTGCTACTTCTACAGAACTTAATCGTGCAGTTGGTAGAACTGGAAGTGGAAAGAAAGCAGATGTTGGGCTTGCTCGTAGAGATCTAATTGAACGTGGAGAAGTACGAGATATTGAACTTCAGCGTCAACTTAAAAGTGCGGGGGTATCAGTAGAAGAAATTAAAATAATTAACAAGAGAGTTACAGAAGAAATCAAAACAGGTTTTGACAAACTTGGAGATATTACTGAGGTAACTGCTGAAGATTTAGATAAATTAATTAGTGATGCGTATAATGAAGTTGCAAGAACAGATCAGCGTGTAAAAGATGCACAAGCCAGAATGCGTCAGGCCACCGCTTTAACAGACCCAAGAACAGATTCTCGTGTTGCCTTAAGCAAAGACCCTTATTTTAAATTTAGAAAATCTGGTGCTTATTTTGGTGGAATGGAAGAAATGGCTGGCGCTGGAAATGTGCCATACCAAGAAAAAGCAAGATTTAAAATTACAAACCCAATGGCAGAACAACTTGGTCTTACATCTGCTAATGCTGCTGCCGTTTATGCTCAATTTTCTGATGAAGTAAAAATTAGACTCGCCTCATTAAGAGGAGATATTGCAAAATTTACTGCAGAGTTCCAAAAAGAAGCAGAACTTGCAGGACTTAAAACAGGAGAATCATATAAACTTGGCGTAGAAAAAAGTGGCTTAAAAGATATTTATGTTGAATCACGTCAAAGAACAAGCCCACATCCACTTGCACCTAAAGATGGAAATGATGATGGAACTGCATATGAAAAAGCAAGAGAGGGTGCAGTAACAAGAACTAGACGTAGTGCAGGTACTGGAGTAATTACACCAGGAACAGACTTTGATATTAAAAAAACTAATGATGGAGTATCAGTTTCACAAGTTGCCAATGCTGCAGTTATTTCAGAAGCAACAAAAAAGTCTGCAAATGACATGGTTGCATCTGCCAAATCTTTCCAAGACAGAATGACTGGCCTTAATAGAGGCTTAATGAGTGGAACTTTTGCTCTTGGATCTTTATCTGGATTAGCATCAATGAGTGGTGGTAAATTAGGAGAATTTGCGGGTACCGTTTCAAAATTAAATCTTGCAATGTTTGCATTAATGTCAGTTACACAAATGCTTACACAAACACAGTTCTTAAAGTTAGCATCGGATAGGGCTTCTGCTGCAGGCCTACTAATAGGAAATACTGCCACTAAAAAAATGGCATTTAATTCAACCCTGTTTGCTGGGGGTATTAAAAAACTACTCCCTAATCTTTTTAATTTTGGTAAAGCGATTGCAAGATTTTTAGGTCCAATTGGGTTGGCAATAACAGCAATTGCAACAACTGCATCAGTTATAAGAGGCGTAAATGCTTGGAGAGAAAAAGAAAGGTTGACAATCGAAGGTCTTGGAGATGCTGCTTTATTAACTAAAAATAAATTAAAAACTTTAGGTGATATTTTTGGGGTAGTTCCACAAACAACTGCATTAGAAAGAACTGGTCCATCTCTAGTAGTAAATAGAGAAGAAAGAACAAGGATTGATGAGTTAAGGTCTAATCAGGACTTCTTAAAGCAATTTGAAAATGACATAAAAGCACTAAGACAGGCAACTACCGAAGAGGCAGAACTAGTTTTCAATTCACTTGCAATACAACTTAAAGGCAAAGGTTTTGCAAAAGAACAAGTTACAAATATTATTCAGGCTCTTCAAGAAGAATCTGGAAAAGTTGATCTTAAGTTTGATTTTGCAAGCATAGATTTAGGAACTGATCAAGGACAAGCAACATTAAAAAAGAATATTGCTGATCTAGGCAGTTTTTTAGGAAAAGATTTTTCTGCAGGGTATACGGAAGAAACACAGAGTGCAATAAATAGGGCTACTGGAGAAGTGGTAACTTGGACAAAACAAACACTCTCCAAAGACTTAAAAAAGACTGTTTCAACTGTTTCTAAATCAGTAGTTGGAATATTAAATGGTATTTCTGGTCAACTAGAAACTGGCACAATAACAGCAAAGCAGTTTGATCAAAGTTTTGGTAATATTTCTAAAGCAGTTTCTAACATGCCAAAGCCACAGGCCGCTCTTTTAATGGGGGAAGTGTTTAAAAATCTTCCTGGAGAACTAGCAAAGAGTGCAGCAGGATTAAAAAATACATCAAATCAGTTATTATTAGTTGAGGCTGCAATGCTTGGTGTTACAACAATTACACCAGCCATGATTGCAGCACTTGAAATGGCAGAAGAATCTTTAGATGGTGGAGCACAAAGAGCAGCAAGCAGAGTAAGAAGAAGAATTAAAGAAGAAATTGCCAGCCTTAAAGAAATTCGTGAACTTGTTGCTAAAGAATTGGGCGGTGGCGGTGGTGGCGGTGGTGAAAAATCTGTATATCAAAAAGCCATTGAGGAATTAAAAGAACAAAGAAAACAATTAATTAAGTCACAAGATGCTTTTGCTAAACTAAAAAAGGCTGGTGTTGAAACTGGAAGAGCATTTGAGATAGCATCTAATCCAATTCTGGCCGCTGCTATTGCTACAACAAAAGTAGGAACGCCACAATGGAAAGAACTTCTTAAATTAATTAAAGATGTAAATAGAGAACTATTGAGCAGTGAACTTCTTAAATTCTTTGAAGGAAGAACCGCAGAACTAAATCTAAAGAAACAATTTGCTGAAATCCTTCCACTGCTAGAAGGCATGGGGCTGAAGTCTGAAGATATTAAAGCAATATTTTCTGATCCAGATTTAGCAAGGGCGTTTATAAAAGACCTACAAGATGGTGTATTAAACTCTAAAGAACTTGCCAAATATATTGAACAAATACCAGAAATTAAAAGGATTGATCTTATTCTTGGTTTTAGTGAAGATGATGCAGAAGCAGAGTTACAGCGTAAAGCAGATGAATTATTTGGATTTCTTGAAAGAGCAGTACAGCGTGAATATAAGCCTAAAATTACAAATGCTGAAAAGGAAGTGGAGGCAGCACAGGCTGCTGTAGATAAAGTTCAGGCAGTTGTTGACGGATATGAAAGAGATATTGAATCTTTACAAAGAAAAACAGAATTAAATCTTTCTAGACCAATAGAGGCATTCCAAGAACAAATTGCTGATTTGCAGCGCAATATTGAATTAAATTTTGAAAGACCTATTGAACAACTTAGTGAACAAATTAATTCTATTGAAAGACAGATAGAGATTAGTTTTGATAGACCTATTTCTGGACTACAGGCTGATATTGAAGCAATGCAACGCAGCATTGAACTTGGATTTGAGCGTCCAATTGCTGCATTACAAGAAGAAGCATCTGACTTATCTAATGAACTTGAATTAATGGATCGTGCTGCTGAAGAAATTAACAGCAAATATGATGCACAAGAAGAGGCCTTAAGTAGAATATCTGATATTAATCAAGAGATTGCTGCTCAACAAAAATCACAACTTAGTATTGCAGACGCTTTAACTCAAGGAGATATTTCTGCTGCTGCACAGGCTGCACAGGAAGCAAGAGCGCAAGCCGCTGCTTCGGCATCAGAAAGGGCTTCTGGAACCATAGATGCTGCACGTCAGGCTCAATTAGAGGCTTTGCGTACACGTCAGGGAATGACAAGAGTACAGGTAGAACAACGTCAGTTTGCTATTAGTCAACAAGTATTTAATTTAGAAGAGCAGCGTGAAGCGGTACAGGCACAAATTCTTGCTAAACAAGATCAGATTTATGCATTAGAACAAGCAAGAATTCCTTTACAAGAACAAATTCGTATTAAGCAAGATCAAATTTATGCATACCAGGAAAAACAAAAACTTGCACAAGAGCAGATTCGTATAATTGAAGACCAAATTTATAATCTTGAAGAGCAGCGTGAAGCCAATTTAATCCAAATTCGTGATCTTGAAGACAAAGTTTATGAAATTAAAAATGGAAGTTTGTTAACAGCACAAAATGATTTAAAGGTTGCTCAGGATAATTTGCAAGTAATTAAAGATCAGTTGCAGGCCAGACTTGATGATATTGATGCACAAAAAGATGCTTGGCAGGCAGCAGCAGATGCAACGATTGCTGCATCAGTTCTTGCTGGTAAATACAACGATGTTTTAGAGGCAACTAAAGAAAAATTGGCTTCTATTCTAGAATACTGGAAAAAGATTGCTGCCGCTATGGCATTGGCTATGTCAGGTGCTGGTGTTGTAGCAGGATTTGATACTGACACAGATGATGATGAAGAGGATGATGGTGATACTGACACAGATGGTGATGCAGCAGCCGCAGCAGCAGCCGCCGCAGCAGCGGCAGCACTAGAAGCAGAGGCAGCAGCCGCAGCAGCCGCAGCCGCAGCCGCCGCAGCAGATGCAGCATCTGTAAAATCTGCTATTACTGCTATAAGTACAGCGCAAACAACAAAAGATATCAACAAAGCAGTACAGGTAGCAGTTCTTGTTGGAGAGTCTGCATCAAATATTGCAAATGCAATGATGACTGGATTGGTTGCTCAGGGTGTAGATACAGCAAATGCTGCTTCTACTGCAAGATATACAGGTATGGCTATTCAATATCAACAACAACAGGAACAACAGAAAGCAGCAACTCAAGCAGCAACAAATGCAGCATATGAAACAAGTAACAGATTAAGATCTAAATTTGCAAATGCTGGCGGATTAATGAAAAAATATTATGCCAAAGGAGGGCCAAGTCTTGGTTCTGATATTGTTCCAGCAATGCTTACCCCTGGTGAATTTGTAATGAGTAAATATGCTGTTAAAAACTTTGGTGTTGATAATATGAAGGCTGTAAATGATGGCACATATTCTGGAGAGTCAGTGTATAATTATAGTATCAATGTAAATGTTAAATCTGGTGCAAAC